AAAGCTCTTTGGCTCTTAACAGATCTTCATGGTCTTCTGCTTTAAACTCTTTAAGAGCTGCAACGCGGTCTAAAGCCCAAGCGATCTGACGCTCTAACATGTCAGCGTCTAATTCCTTAAAGGCTTTGATGATTGGGTTATATAGCATTGGGTGCCTCCTTTGGCGTTACTGATTTGTTCATCTATTATTATAGATAGCACCGTGATATCGATTGTACAACCCCTAGAGGTAACATTTTGCAAGGAAACGAACAAATGTCTGATAACACTGCACTTTTTGTGAGGATCAGCCGGGAGTTAAAAGCTGATCTAGAGCGCGAGGCCAAGCGACAACGCCGGTCACTCGCATCTTTGGTTGAAGTTTTACTAGCTGAACAACTGTCCGAGAAAGACAGCAATGCGGCCTAGCAAATTCAAAAACAAGAAGGTTCAGCTCGACGGCTACACCTTCGACAGTCAGGCCGAGGCCAAGCATTACAAGTTCACACTGAAGCCGCGCCTTGAAGCCGGGGAAATCAGTCACTTAGAAATACACCCTCGCATCAGGTGTGAGGTAAATGGGAGGAAGATATGCGATTATTTAGCAGATTTTCGATACATCGATCTGATGGCGAAAGGTCCAGACGGGCAAGCTGGTTGCCGGGTAGTGGAAGATGTGAAGGGATTCAAAACAGACATCTACCGCCTGAAGAAAAAGTTAGTAGAAGGTTTATATCCAGGTACGAAGATTTGCGAGATATCGCCCCGTCTGTATCGGTCAGAGAAGTTGTAATCGCAGTCTGTGAACGCTTCAAGATTGAACCGCAAAGTCTGCTTGGACGCTTGCGTTTCAGAGAGTTCAGTCAGCCCCGACACATGGCCTACTTGCTGGCATATGAGCTGACCTATCAGTCACTGACTGACATTGGCCGGGCAATGGACCGGGATCACACCACAGTTTTGCACGGTGTAAGAACCATGCGCGTTGCCATGAAGAAATACCCGGAACTCCAGCAAGCCTATGACGATCTTACCCTAGCATTGAGGGCAACGCATGAAATCAGTGCTTGATATGTCAGTGGTAGAGCTTTGTGAGGAGCTGGCCCAGATCAGCGACAGAGCGTTGTACGTTGAAACGGTCAAGGCTACGCGCGCCACCAACGGACGGTATGTAAATGCTGCGCGGGGCAAGAAGCTAGGCTGGATAAATTACGCAAGCAGAGCTGAAGTTAAGCAAGTTCGCAACGTCTTGCACCTAAACGGCGGCAAATGATGACTGAAATGTTGCGCTTGTACCGCAGTGCAGCGGTTGGCTGGGAAACGGTCGCAGAGTGCGAAAGCTGCGTTGAGCGCTTTGGCGAATTGCGCGGTTGCTTGGACTGCAATGGGCGCGGTTGGCGTCAATTAACTGAAGATGAGGAGATAGAACATGAATCAGGGCGAAATGCTGCATGATTTGCAGCGATTACTAAAGGACAGGGCTGTTGCCCTCAATGAAACTCCCAACGGCAGGGCTGCCGTTATTGATGCTGAGATAATAGGTAAGCACGCTTTAAGCTGGTTTGAGGGCGATCCAAAAGTGGGCAGCGAGCGTTTAAGCACTTTTATTGACGAATCCCGCGATCTTATCGGCAAGGTTCAGCCATTAGTTGATAACGCTGATGAGCTTGGCGAAGCATGGGTTAAGGGGATTTGCAAAATAGAATCTGGATATGATGATTATAAAGGGAAAGGAAAAACCCTATTGGAACGCATTGACCACAAAGAATTAACCAGACACGCAATGAACGGTGGAACGGGATGGGGTCTGGCTAACAACATCAGAAAACAGGTTGATGAAATACACAAGCACGACAGCAACGAAAATGCACGCTACGCGGAAAACTTGTTAAAGACAGCCGGAGAAAGGTTTAAAGGCAAATTACATTGAGGGATTTAGGGCTATGAATCGCAGACACAAGGATGATTTTTACCCAACGCCGGTCCATGCCACCGCTGCCCTACTCAGCCGTGAGAAGTTTGGACCCGTGATCTGGGAACCCGCTGCCGGTGACGGTGCCTTGGCCGAGGTATGCGCAAAGGCTGGCTATGGCGTGATCGCCAGTGACCTCAATGACTATGGCTATTGCAAGGCCGGGGTTGATTTCCTTATGGAGCGCAGCTTGCCCGAGGCATTACACCCGGTTGATAGCATAATATCTAACCCGCCCTACAAACTGGCTGAACAGTTCATCAGCCACGCAATAGAACTTGGTGCCACCAAACACGCCTGGTTGCTGCGTCTGAGCTTCCTAGAGGGAATACAGCGTTATTGGGGGCTGTTCGCAATGAACCCGCCCTACCGCGTCCTGGTGTTTAGTCGGAGGCTGACCATCTGGCGCGGCGATGAGGACATTACAAGCACGGGCACGACAGCATATGCCTGGTTTATTTGGCATAAGGATCACGCCGATGACCCTCGGATAGAATGGATTAGTGATGCAGAAGAGGGAGAAATCAATGCACAAATATGAATTTAAGCAGTGCCTTATTTGCCCGGTGGACAAAAAGGAAATTGATTACCGCATATCATTGATTAGTGACTTTTGCATCATGGTTGAGGAGATTGAGGATTTCTTTAATTCATATCAGACAGAGGCTTTGCAAGAACAGCTTGTTCAAGATTTAAAAGACAAGTTTCCAACGGCAACTATTTGCGTGATTGCAACGCATGGGCGTGTGAGGATCACATCAAAAAAATGATCCATTATCACGGCACACCATTAACACCACGCGCACAATTGCTAACAATGGGCGGCAAGCATTTTTGCGTGTCTTTTGCTGATCATCGTGATGCGGATTTGTGTTTGCAAATTGGTCAGTCGGTAATGTGGGATAACGGCGCTTTCACCAGTTACCGGCAAGGCATAGAGTTTGACCGCAATGCTTTTTATAGGTGGTTAGAACCGTATCTAGGGCATCCGCATTGGGCAGTTATACCTGACATCATTGATGGAACCGTGGAACAACAAAAGGCTTTACTTGCTGAATGGCCGCACCCAAATGAATTAGCAGCTCCAGTGTGGCATATGGGCTTGACTATAGATTATTTGCTGTTCCTTTGTGACCGCCACACCAAGGTTTGTTTTGGTAGTTCGGGTCAATACTGGAAAGTCGGCGGCACTGCTTGGTCACACCGAGCTGACGAGGCTTTTAATGCGTTAGCAAAACGCCACAAGCATTTGCCGCACATTCATATGCTTAGAGGATTGGCGCTTGGCGGTGAGCGATGGCCCTTTGCCAGCGCTGACAGCGTTAATGTGGCGCGTAACTACAAAGATAGCGGAAACAATCCAGAGCAAATGGCAAGGCGCATTGACGGCGTACAGTGTCCAATCAACTGGGTGCGTCAGCCAGAAGTGCAAGAGTTGTTGTTTGGCGGGGAGTGTACCGGATAATGCAGAAGAGTAAGCTAACACCGGACCCGATCCGCGACGCACCAGAAGGCCACGGCGAAGGACAAAGCCCCGGACCATATTCAGCCCTGCCCGGCAGATCAACAAGAGACACGCGCTTCGTTAGGTTCCCGATGACGTTCTTTGTTCTGGCCTATTGTTGCAGTCACGCCAAGAGCTATTCAGCCACGTTCTGGGTCAATCAGCGCACCATCAGCAATGACCTCAACATCAGCCAGCAAGCAATCAGCCAGCACTTCAGGAAGCTCGTAGACTGGGGTTATATAGAAAAGCTACGCAATCAGGATTGTCGGCGTAAGTACGGCAAGAAGGGCGCCATGTGGCGCGTCGTATATGACCCGACAATGACCTGGAAAGATGTCGAGGCAATGTCACAACGACTACCAAAGACAGAAGAAGAAGAGCAACAAGCCATCCAGGACACGATAAACCAGGCAGCAAAAGGGGCAAAAGGACAACAGTCAAAGCGCAGAAAACAGCCTGTGGATAACTCAGTATCCAGTGATGCAACGACAAGCTCCAGCTTGTTGAAGGAGCATAGTAACGACAAGCCCCAGCTTGTATCAACCGACAAGGTGCAGCTTGTGAACAACAATACTACTAGAACTATGATGAAAGAGATAAACAAGAATGATTGTAGAAGGCTGTGTATAAGCTATGCACACATGGTCGATCAGCGATGGGGCGGTGGCTTTCGGTATGACCTCAGACAAGAGGAGCTGGCTGGTCAGCTTCTGAGCATGGGATACACAGTCGAAGGCTTTGTAAGGGATGCTGAAGCGTTCTTGGATTACCTGATAAAGAACAACAAGCAGCCAGTAGGAAGCCTACAGTACTTCGTTACCCGCAAACAAAAGAAGGACAAGCCTATCGATGCAGAAGGGTTGGTTAAAAAGCTAGCGGCGAGCATGAAGATGCCTTGATTGTACAAAGCCAAGACGGTCGTTTAGGATTTGTACACGGCGCCGATGACGCAGTCGCGCAAATAAAAAAAGGCACCTATACCCCTCCCCGGTCCGCCGTGCGTATAGGGGGGTCACACAAAAATATTTTGGCATTTAACGTGGAAGGATTTTTAAGATGAGAAAGAAGCTAATGCAAGCAAAGGACGTTCAGGGTCGCGACAAGCCTTTATGGTTAAACATAGGTTCGGTCTGGTTCAAGGATGACGGTTCGATCAAGGGCATCAAGCTGGATGTGTTGCCGTTGCCGAATGGTGAGGGTGAGATTTGGCTCCGGGCGTTTGATATTGAGGATGACGGGCAGAAACCCGATCAGGGTCAGTCTAATCAGCCTGGTCAGCCTTATTGATGGCTAGGCAGCAAGTACCGCCGGTTGGCCGGTTTGCTATGGGCGAGGTTAAGAAGCGGCTCAAGGGTAGCAAGCTGATTTATGACAATCGTGATGCCTTGGCTGAAGAGTTATTGCGGTTGGGGTCATCGAAGATCACTGACGTTGTTGACATTGAGGGCGGTACGGTTCGGCTGAAGGAGCTGGATGATATCCCGGATCATGCGTTAACGGCGATCAAGAAGATCAAGATAACCCCTACTCGTAATGGCGATCAGATAGAGGTTGAGATGATTGACAAGGTTCGGGTCTTACAGATGCTGGCGAAGAGTTCAGGGCTGTTGGATACGGAAAAGGAGGCTGACAAGCCTAGTGTTGTAGCTATTGAAATGGTGATGCCTGATGGAAAAGCAGATAAGGGTTGATATTAGCCTAGAGGATTTGGACTTGGTGTATGCCGCGCTGGAGGCTCATCAGCCGGTGCCTATCGATTTTTTTGGGAAGCCTACGCTTGGTATTGGTGACATGGGGCTATTCCAGGAGGTTCGGGATGTTTTGTTTAGGCTTAAAGAGCAAGATGATAGATGGGTGAGAGCGCAATGAGTGAGAAGCAGATACCTAGCGGTTTAAAGCTTGATTTCAGCGGGGCGCCGACGGTGGCCCAGTTCTTTAGGTCTGATGCGTTTGTGCGCGGGATTATGGGGCCGGTGGGTAGCGGGAAGAGCTATGCGTGTTGTGCGGAGATATTTCGCCGGGCGGTAGAGCAAAAGCCCTCGCCGCGTGACGGGATTAAGTATAGCCGGTTTGCGATCGTTCGTAACACGCACCCGATGCTGCGTACGACGACGCTGAAGACCTGGCTTGAGCTGTTGCCGGAGCATATCTGGGGGCCGGTAAAGTACTCACCGCCTATCACGCATCACATTAAGCTGCCGCCAAGAGAAAATGCGTCGGGTATCGATATGGAGGTGATCTTTCTGGCCTTGGATGATCCTAAAGATGTACGCAAACTGTTATCTTTGGAGCTGACCGGGGCATGGGTGAACGAGGCTAGAGAGCTTCCAAAAGCCGTTGTTGATGGCCTGACGCATCGTGTAGGGCGTTATCCTACGAAGGCTGATGGCGGTCCTACCTGGCGGGGTGTGATCATGGATAGCAACCCGATGGATGATGATCATTATTGGTATAGGCTAGCTGAAAAGGAGCGGCCCACGGGGCGGTTCCGCTGGGATTTCTTCCGGCAACCGGGCGGTGTACTGGAGGTTGATCTAGAGGATTTGCCGCAAGATATGCCTGAAGCGCAGGGCTATATTCACCAGGCTGGCCGGTGGTGGAAGACCAACCCCAAGGCTGAGAACCTGTCGAACTTGCCTGATGGCTATTATGACCAGCTCATGGGCGGCAAGAACCTAGACTGGATACAGTGCTATGCCCAGGGTTTATATACGTTTGTGCAGGAAGGACGGCCCGTCTGGCCTGAATATAACGATCAGATGATGGCTGATAACCTAGAGGCTGATCCGAATCTGCCGGTTCATATTGGCCTCGACTTTGGGTTGACCCCGGCGGCGATCTTTGCTCAGAAGCTACCCAATGGCCGGTGGCACGTTTTGCATGAGCTGGTGAGCTTCGATATGGGCCTAGAGCGGTTTTGCTCTATGCTCAAAAGCGATATAGAGGCACGGTTTTCCCGCATGGAAATATTAACCTGGGGTGATCCGGCGGGAACCCAGCGCGATCAAATCTTTGAAACCACCGCGTTTGATCACCTTAAGACGCATGGCATCCTTGCTCGCCCTACCGCGACTAACGAGTTCCGCACCCGGCGGGAGGCACTGGCAATACCGATGGGGCGGCTGATTGAGGGCAAGCCAGGATTTATGATTGACCGTCGTTGCCTCAAGCTGCGTAAAAGCCTCGGCGGTGGCTACCACTTCAAGCGCATAGCTATTGGAGCTGGGCAAGAGCGGTTCCGGGATAGCCCCAACAAAAACGAACATTCGCACGTTGGGGATGCGGCTGGCTACTGCTTACTTGGGTCTGAGCATAGGATTATGACCAAGCGGCCCAACCCGATGGGCGGCAGATCAGTGCAAGCAAAGGTGTTGGACTTTGATGTTTTCGGTTGATGAGCTGATTGAGGTTTGCCGCATCGATGCGTCGAAGTATCAAATGATACCGTGGATGCCGAGCCATTTGTACCTGTGTGATCTTAATGAGTTTGACCAGAAAACTATGGGCCTGTTCGCAGATTACAACAGTTATTTGCAGAACTATGCTGCTGCCGGAACAGCTTTTACCGTGCTTGGTAATGGCAAAATCCACGCCATGTTCGGTATGTGGCAATTGTGGCCGGGTGTTGCTGAAGCCTGGCTGATACCCTCAAAGCATATCGATAAGAAAACGATTGCATTACACCGTGGAGCTTTGCGGTTTTTTGAGTACATAAGTAACGAAACAGGAATAAAACGGTTACAGTTCACAGTTCATTCACAAAATGTTCGGGCAGACAGGTGGGCGCAACGATGTCATTTTGAAAAAGAGGGCGTGTTGAAAAACTACGGTCCTGACGGTTCTGATTATTTTATGTATGCGAGGTTATATTGAATGGGCAGTTTATTCTCGAAGCCAAAAAGGCCACCACCACCTGATCCGGCCATTGCTGAAAACACGAAAAAAAGAGAAGAGCGAGCGGAGCGAGAATCGTCAGACACCCGGCGCAGAATGGCGGCAAGGGGTGCGGCCCGTCGCGGTGCCAGGACTATGTTGATGGCTGGCGATCCAACCGCTGCGTTTGGTGAGGGAAGGCAAACATTAGGCAGAACACTAGGTGCCGGTAGGAACCCGCGAGGCTAATGAGTTTCAAACGTAATCCAAAGCATAGGAGCGAAAATGTACGGCAAGAAAATGGCTTCGCGTCCACTGTCTCAGAAAGCGACAAAGATGAGCAAGATGAGAAAGATGGCAGCGAAGAAAGTGGGAAAGAAGAAGACTAAGGAATATGGTAGCTAAACGCTTTCAGAACCCGTCAGGTGGCCTCAATGAAGCTGGCCGGAAGCATTTCAAGCAAACCGAAGGGGCTAATCTTAAACGCCCTTTGAAGACCGGCACTGATCCCCGCCGCATATCGTTTGCTGGTCGGTTCGCCGGGATGAAGGGTGCAATGAAAGATGACAAGGGCAACCCTACCCGGAAGGCACTTGCCCTAAAAGCCTGGGGGTTTGGCTCAGTAGAAGCGGCCCGTAATTTTGCGAACCGGCACAAGAAAGCGTGACATGGCTAATCTAAGCGTCGAACAAATCAAAAAGCGTTATAAGAAATCAAACACGCATAAAGAGCATTGGCGTTCGATCTACGAAGAAGCCTACGAATATGCTCTGCCAATGCGAAATCTTTACGACGGATATTTTGAGGGCAAGGTTCCCGGCCAAAATAAAATGAAGCGCGTGTTCGATAGCACTGCGATTCACTCAACAGCCCGGTTTGCTAACCGTATTCAGTCAAGCTTATTTCCTCCCCAGCGAAGCTGGTGCCGCTTGCAACCGGGTGACGATATCCCGCAAGCCAATAAGGTAGAAGCCCAACAAGCCTTGGATTTATACGGCCAAAAAATGTTTGGCGTGATGATGCAGTCTGGCTTTGATCTGGCTATGGGTGAGTTCTTACTTGACCTAGCGGTTGGTACCGCCGTCATGCTGATACAGCCGGGCGATGATGTTACACCAATAAGATACACTGCCATTCCTAGCTATCATGTGGCATTTGAAGAAGGGCCAAACGGCACCGTTGATACCGTATACCGGCGGCTAAGACGGCCATTCCGCTTGCTACAGCAAGAGTTTCCTGATGCCAACATTCCCGAAGAGCTGATCAAGAAATATCAGGAAGACAATGCTGAAGACATAGATTTATTGGAGGCCACCTACACCATCAATGGCGAGATTGCTTACTGTCTGGTGACGATGGATGAAGACATAAAGCTATTGCACCGTGATCTAAAATCTTTCCCGTTTGTCATTAGTCGGTACATGAAAGCATCTAACGAGCGGTATGGCCGGGGGCCAGTTCTTTACGCTCTACCTGACATTAAGACATTAAACAAGGTTGTTGAATTAACTCTGAAAAATGCCAGCATATCTATTGGCGGCGTGTTCACGGCTGTTGATGATGGCGTTCTAAATCCTCAGACCATATCGATTGTACCCGGTGCCGTCATTGGCGTTAGTTCAAACGGTGGGCCGCGCGGCCCCTCCCTTGCCCCGTTGCCCAGGTCTGGGGATGCCAATCTAAGCCAGATCGTTGCTAATGATCTACGCACCAACATCAAAAAGGCATTGCTTGATGAAAGCCTGACACCGGAAAACATGAGTGCCCGATCTGCTACAGAAATCAATGCAAAGCTATCTGAGCTATCCCAGAACCTTGGCAGTGCTTTTGGCAGATTGATATCTGAGACAATGTTTCCGATTGTTCGGCGTAGCCTGGAGCTAATGGATGAAATGGGCATGATTGACTTGCCGCTAAAGGTCAACGGCCTAGAGGTGCAAGTTGTGCCCGTCAGCCCACTGGCTATGGCAAATAATGCTGAAAAGCTACAAGAGGTCATGCAGTTTATGCAGATTGCACAAAGCCTCGGACCGGTGGGTCAAACCCTGATTAAGATGGATGCGGTTGGAGATTACATAGCTGATCAGCTTGGCATCCCTGCCCAGCTCCGCACCACCCCACAAGAACGCCAAGCCATGCAACAGCAAATGATGGAGATGGCTCAGATGGCGGCAGAACAACAAGGAATGGTTGAACAACCACAAGCGGCAGAATAATGGATCAAGCAGAAAAAATTCGCAGTATCAACTCGCCCGGATGGGATGGTCTTGAAACCGATGCACCAATACGCCTTGTTAATCAGGATCACCAACGCGACACCGATATACAATTCAAAAGATGTTTTGAGACTGAGGCTGGGGCCAAGGTTCTGGAATATCTCAAATCAGTTACTGTTGAGCAACCGGCTTGGATGCCGGGGGCTGATGCTTCTTTTGGTCATGCACGGGAGGGTCAGAACAGCATAGTGCGTGAAATATTGCAGAGGATGAAAAGAGCCAATGAGCGATGACGATAACCAACAGACTCAGGAACAACCGGCTGAATCCCCGGCTCCTGATGGGTTGATGGCCCAAGCCGCTTTAGCACAGGAAGAAGACAATGTCGAAGATGAAGGTATCCCCCACCTCGCGCAAGACACCGAGCAAACTGCGGGGGAGGATGAGGACGAAATCTACGAAAGGCCCGACTGGTTCCCGGCAAAACATTGGGATGAGAAAGAAGGCCCGGACCTAGAGGGCTTAGTTAAAAGCAATCTTGAGCTAGAAAAAAAGTTTCATCACGGCGATCATAAAGCCCCAGCCGACGGTCAGTACAATACTGAGGTTTTAACCGAAGCTGGCTATGAGCTTGATGACCCAGTAGTTTCTACTTTCGTAGACTGGGCAAAGAAATACGGTATTAATCAGGAAGCCTTTACAGAACTAGCTGGTTCTGTAGGCGGGATTGCTGGTGAGGCCGGTCAACAAATGGCCCTTGATCTCAAAGCGGAGCATCAAAAGCTGGGCAACAATGCTGATGCCATTATTAAATCAAATATGGAATGGTCTAATGGTTTGCTCACCAAGGGCGTGATTTCTGAAGAAGAGCGCGAAGAACTTGATATGTGGGGCGGGTCAGCCGCTGGGCAGCGGATGTTGCAAAAGATTCGTAACATGACCGGCGATTTATCAAAAATACCAGTTGCTGATGTGGCCGAGGCTGGCGAAAGCGAAGATGAGTTTAAGGCTAGAATGTCAAGCATCATGTCAGAACCGGGCTATGCCAACGACAGAAAAAAACAAATGGCTGTCGAAAGCGAATTTCACAAACGATACCCAACACGTTAAAACTATTTCTCCAGAACTTATGGGGCTTCGGCCCCATCTTTTTTGTCCAAAGACTAAATGTACCCACTAGGCTATTTACAAGCTACAGCTTGTAGTATATTGATGATTGTGACTGATAACCCAACAAGGGCCGGTCTGGCGTGTAGAAATACACCGTGCGCGACGCTCGCGTAAGCCAGAGGCCGGGATCACTCCCGATAACCTACAAGGCGTAAGTTTTGTGTGTTCAATCAAGGAGTGACAATCATGTCAACAAATCTATCTCCAGCGTTTGTTCAGCTTTTTGAAGCAGAAGTGCATCAGGCCTATCAGGCCAGTGCAGTGCTTCGCGGGGCTGCCCGGACGCGCACGGGGGTTGTCGGTGATACCGTCAAGTTCCCGAAGGTGGGTAAGGGTACAGCGTCAGTGCGTACTCCGGCCACCGATGTCGTGCCCATTAACGCCAGTTTCAGCCAGGTTTCTTGTAGCCTTTCTGATTTTGTGGCATCAGAATATTCCGATGTGTTCAATCAAGCCAAAGTCAACTTTGACGAGAGGCAAGAGCTTGCCGCTGTTGTGGGAAGTGCTATCGGCAGGCGTGAAGATCAGATCATTATTGATGCCCTGAACGCAGCTTCGGCTGGTACTACAGTTGCTAAAACAGTGGTGACCACTGGCTCTGCCGCCGCATCAAATCTGAATGTCGGTAAACTACTTGCAGCGAAAAAAGGGCTGGATGCTAAAAANGTTCCGCCAACGGATCGACACATAGTCGTCCACGCCAATAACTTGGCTGGGTTGCTGGGTGACGAGCGTGCCATTTCAAGCGATTTCCAGACGATTCAGGCTTTGGTAAACGGCAGCGTAAACACCATGCTCGGTTTCCAGTTCCACATTGTGGGTGATCGTGATGAAGGTGGCTTGCCGCTGGCAACTGCTGATCGTAGCTGTTTTGCTTTCCATCGTTCAGCTCTAGGCTGCGCTGTTGGTATCGCACCAAAGACAGAAATCAACTACATCCCAGAAAAAACGTCTTTCCTTATCACAGCGATGCTGTCGATGGGAGCCGTTGCCATCGATGTCGATGGTATCGTTGACGTTATCTGTGAAGAATAGGAGGACTGACAATGGCATTTGCAAGAGCGGGTTGGAACCCAATCGGTGGTCAGTCTAAAAAAGGTACTGCACCGCAACTATTCACCTACACAACTACAGACACTGTTGCGACGCTTAATACCGCCGCATATTTCAATGATGTGTCTGATGATGTTTCTGTTGGTGATATCATCATTTCGGTCACAAGCACTGGTGGCACGTTGGCATCGTCAATCCACACTGTTGCATCCAACGCATCAGGGGTGGTCGATGTAACCGATGGAACCACTATCGCGCAAACCGATAGCGACTAAATGAGTGGGGCGGGTTGCCGCCCCCTCTTCTCTTTTGGAGGTGTTAGATGGCCGTCGGCGATACTGATGTTTCAATATGTAACAAAGGTCTGTTGCTTTTAGGAGCCGAGGCTATAACCTCATTTTCAGATGGTACACCCGCCGCCCAGGCGGCTTCGTCTATCTATAAAGAAATCAAGCTACAAACATTTGGCCTCTACCGCTGGTCCTTCACGATAGCCAAAACACAGTTGGCACAAGACAGCATTGCCCCGGCGAATGAATATTCAAAGCAATATCTGTTGCCAAACGATATGGTGACCGGGGTGCCGATTGCGGTGCGAACCAGTAGTGCAGCCGGTGCGGGATTGTTTAAGGTATGGGAAATAGCGCAGTCAACCGCTGGTGGCGCGGTCCTGATTACTGATGCTACAGAAATTCATATAGATTATCAAAAGGCTGTCAGTGAGGGTCTGATGCCGACATATTTCGTTCAGCTTCTTGCCTACCAAGTCGCTTGGCACCTGGCTGAGATTATTACCGATCAAACACAAAAGTCTGAATATTGGCGGTCTGTTGCCCTCGGCACTGCCGCTGAAGGGTTCCGGGGTGGATATTTCCGGCAAGCAGCGAACATTGATGCTGGAGGCCAGACACCGTCGGTCATTGGGGATTATTTGCTTACGGACGTTAGATGAGCCGGATACAACAATATCAATCGTCATTCACTATAGGTGAGCTTGATCCGCTGCTGCGGGGCCGGATTGACTTGCAGCAATATTATAGTTCAGTTGACCTGGCTGAGAACGTCATCTTTGAGCCACAAGGCGGTTTCTCTCGCCGTCCAGGCCTACGGTTTCTGACTGATCTAACGAGCGACAACGCTGCCAACGGAACAATGCTGATCCCGTTTGAGTTCAGTACCGAGCAATCTTTTATGATTGTGGCAACAGCATTTAACACAACGTCAACCATTCGGTTTCGGTTTTACGCCAACAACACATTGCTCACCAACATCAATGGCAGCGGTAACAGCTACCTCGATTACTCGGTTGGTACACTGTATGTTGTCAGTAATTTTGACATCAATAAACTATATTACACGCAGTCCTCCGACACGCTGATTTTAGCCCATGAGAATTTTGCACCGTTTAAAATCTTGCGCGGTACTAACAATACGACTTGGACAATATCAGCCCTCACCTTAACCGTTCCAAAAGTTGCATTTACTACTAGTCTAGCAACTCCGTCGGGCACGATTACACCAGATGCAATTGACGGCACTGTTAAAATTACCGCCAGTTCAAGCATTTTTACAAGCTCTATGGTAGATCAATATATCAACGTGACTAATGGTTTTGGCCGCGCCAGAATAATCCAACACAATAGCGGCACAGAAGTTCTTGCCGTAACAGAAATCCCATTTTTTAGCACGGACGCGGTTGCTTCTGGCGATTACAATATAGAATCAGGTTATGAAGATGCCTGGGCTAACAGTCGCGGCTGGCCTCGCACTTGCACATTCCATGAGGGCCGCTTGTATTTTGGCGGCAGTGCTTCACTGCCCACCACTCTATTCGGCAGTAAGGTATCAGACTTTTTTAATTTTAAGCAGCATGAAGCTCTTGATGATGATGCCATACAAGTCAGCCTTACCACCGATGTTGTCAACGCAATCACCGGGATTAGAGCTGGTAGAGACTTACAGATATTCACAACAGGCGCGGAGTTTTTTATACCGCAAGCTGATCTTGACCCAATCACACCATCGAACATAACGGTAAAGTCAGCCACCCGGCGCGGCTCCAAGTTTGGCATCAGGCCACAAGCTGCTGAATCCGGCACTCTATTTATACAGCGACAAGGCAAAGCGTTGCGCGAAATGTTGTTCTCAGATGTTGAGCTTTCCTATGTGGCAAACAATGTCAGCTTGCTATCGAGCCATATGATAATCGATCCTCAAAGAATGGCACTCAGAAGCGCAACAGACACCACCGAGGGCGATCTGTTGTTAATCTTGAACGGAAGCAGTACGACAGGATATAGAAGCAGCTCAACGGGCTTCACGGGCACTATTGCCGCTTTCATGCTTAATCGCGGTCAACAGATTGTAGCACCTTCTAGTCTGTCAACCGACGGTGACTTTGTTGATGTGGGCGTAGAACTGGCAAACATTTATGTGATTTGTAAGCGAACAATCGGCGGCAGTGCAAAATATTATCTGGAGGTGTTTGACGATGATCGCACAACTGATGCTGGTATTCAGTACTTTTCCGGCGCGACAGCCCCGGATCAAAGTTTGCCCGGTTCAACCACTGCGGGTTCCCTCTCCCACCTTGAAGGCAAAACGGTCAAGATAATCCGAGATGATATCGTTGACACTGATCAGACAGTGGCTTCTGGGAATGTAACGATGGGCGGCACTGCCTCTTCCTATGCCGAGGTTGGATTAAACTACACTGTGACTGTGAAGACCCAGCCGTTTGAGCCTCGACTATCGTCGGGCACAGTTCAGGGCCAGCGACGGCGTATTCTGGAAATCACGCCAATTTTGTTTAGAGCGCAAAACCTTACCTTGAATGGCAGAGAAATCTCGCTGAATAGTCTGCCGATTAGTGGGGCTGGCACCGTGCCTACATTTACTGGCACAAAAAAAACACAAGGCTTCCTGGGATACAGCCGGGATGCACAGATAACTATCTCTCAAAACCAGCCAGTATTTTTTACGGTACTAGCATTGGATTACAAAGTTAGCGTGGGGCAATAAAATGGGTGCAACAGCATTAGCAGTCGGGTCAATACTTTCGGGGGTACTAAGTGCCGTCGCGACGATGAACGCGGGAAAGGCAGCTCAATATGCAGAAGAGGCAAAAGCTGAACAAGCAGTGCTTCAAGGCAATATACAAGCTGTCAACTATAAAGTAGAGGCAAACGAAAGCTTGAAAAATCTAGAAAAGGTTTTGGCGGCGAACACAGCTAGGGCATCGGCTGGCAATATTAGCCCTTTTACGTCCGGCGATACCCCATCACTCATTGCCAGATTAAACACTCGCGAAGGTGTCAACCAGTTCACGGTAAGCCGTGATAACGCGACGATGGCTGTAAAGATGGCTAAATATCAATCAGATCAACATATAACAGCCGGTCAAAATATGAGGAAAGCAGCAAACGCACAGGCGTTTATCCAACTTGGTCAAGGCTTCTTGAAGGGAGCTGAAATAGCTCCGGGTCTTTTTACTGGTGGGGCAACAACATAAATGGCAGAGCAAGTCAGATTAAAAAGTAGGCTTACTCCGCTTCGGGTTCCGCGAGTTAACTTTGTTGGAGCGGAGGCGCAGACGCGAGGCTTTAGCAATATAGCTCAAAGCCTTGCCCGAATGTCAGATTTTCTTGGACAGCAAGCTCAGAGGGCGGCGGTTGTTGAAGGGGCCGAGTATGGTGCAAGAAATGCACCTACCCAAAAACAGATTCAAGAAGCAGCGGCAGACGGCGCATCACTTGAGCTGCCCGGTGATCAGACCACGGTCTATGGCAAAGCTGCCAGAAAGGCTGCGTTATCGATTGCGTCTGATGAAATCACCGCATTGGCTAGCAACAAAGTAACTAGGATTAGTTCTATATTTAATGCACATCTTGAGGGTGCCTTGTCTGAAGAACAACAGGCCGCAGCCCTCGGTGAACTAGGCATTGATGACTTCAATGTTGATAGCCTGGCAACCGCTCTGGATACGGTATCCGCTGGCTATGGTTCGGTTCTTGATGAACAATCCCCGGCTGTTGCTCGTAGGTTCCGCGCTGAAATGGGCATTTCCAATAACGCTATCTGGTCAAAGTATCTAGATAACTACGTTACCAAACAAAACGAAAAGCTAGAATTTTCAGCAAGAGATGCACATCAGAAAAGTTTTACTGTTACAAGGATTGGTGCGCTACTGGAAACGGCTGACGGCAATACATCAATTGATGCGTTGAGAGGTAGCGAACTGAGCAAAATGTCTCCGTATTTGACCGGCTCAGAAATAAAAACATTCTTAGATAACATGGACAGTGCGATCAAAGATGCCGCGACAAAAACTGTTGCTGACGGCACGTTTGCCACTGACAGGCCGACTTATAACATTGGCATGATCTCCCAAGGGAAACTGACCAATTTACCACTTGCTGTTCAGAACGGCATCAAAGAGCTGCGTGACCAGGGTATGTCTTTTACCGATATCGGTAAGTCTTTGCGTGAAGAGCGAAATGCTCAACTCGATTTTGCAGATGCAGAACAAAAACTAGCAAACGATCAGGCAAAAAATAATGAGCCTGGGGCTATAGCTCTGGTTCGCAAATCTATGGCAATTGGTGACAATATTGGCTTTGAGCGAGAAATTGCTTTGCTGCGAGGGATCAATCCAGAAAAGGCACAAGAGCTGGAAGATAAGTATAACGATGCTGGCCGCATACGCACGGTATCTGATCCAGAAATCAAAAAGATTGTACAGAACTTAGCGGCAGCGGATGACTTGTCGTTTGATGACATTGATAAATATGCTGACGGTCTAACGCTCAAAGAACAAAAAGAATTGAATGACCTTGTTGACAGCCAAGAAAGTCAGGAGCTTGCGGCTGCTAAAGATATACTCTCAGCCTTTGATTTGCCGCCGACTTACACTGTTATAAAAGAGAATGATGAGAATTTTGACAAGGCTCAAATAGCAAGAAAAGGAAAGGCAGAACTTACGCGGAGATTTCAAGACGCAAAAAGCAAAGGTCTGGATTTTGACGGCATAGCCATAGCGCAAGTTATTGAAAAAAACATTAGCAAAGATTTTAAAATTGTAGAAATAAAGCTCAAAAAACAAGCGGCAGATAAAAAGATCAGTAATGTGAACCAGATACAAAATGACCTGAAAAATGCAGACAGACCGTTTACTATTTTTGCAAACGATGATTATGACGGCGTAATAAATTACTTAAACGAACAAAAAATATTGCGGCCCAATCAACGTGACCCCGGCATACCAAGACAAAACGATGCAATAGATGCACAAATTAAAACTATTAGAACATACTTAGAGGCACTGTAATGGTTGATTTGTTACAAGAAAGACGGGCCTCGCACCAAACCAGACAAGACGCTCACGAGATTGTCATTAATGAGGGTGGTGCCTATACCACCACGCACCCGATGCTGCGAGTGGATGTTCCAAGGGTTGAGGGTCAGGCTTTCTACCCCGGCGGTGATGCACCCAAGAAAGAATACACCGGAACAGCTATGGAGCGTATCGGTGAATCTCTTGAGGATGGCGCACAGACTGTGGGTAGCATGGCGGTTGGCACGGCGGCTGGCCTTGTTGGATTACCCGGCGATGTAGCCTCTCTCATTGGCGGCCTGTCTAGCTTGCTGTTTCCCGGCGATCAGGGCCGCATAGAGGCCGCTACAGAAACCATGACCAAGATATCTGACAGCATAGGATCAGAGCGGTTTCTGGGGATGTATACCGACTTTATAAACAACCAGGCTGATCTCAGCCAAGAAGACAAACAGATGATGCTGGACGCTGCCGAGGTTGGATCGTTCATGTCGATCCCCGGAGCTGGAGCGGCAGCAAAAGGCAGTAAGGATGCAATTCAAGAGGGCATGGTCAAAGCTGGACAAGCTGCCGATGCGCGGATTGCTGAACGCGCGACTGATACCGGGGTGACGCTTGCGGCTGGGGCTGACCCGATGCCAGCGATTGACGAAACATTGTCAATGATTGGACGCAGTGTAAGGCCATCAACAGAAGAAATGAAAACGGTCCTAGACGCTAGGGCAGAGCAAATGAAACTGCCGGTTGCTAAACGAACTCAGCCTAGAACAGATCAACCACTGTTTGATTTGGACTACGCAAAGACAACCGCACCACAAAAAGAAACGCCAGTGCCAAGGGCACCGGAGGGCAAGCCTCTTCCCAAATTCAATAGAGGTGCTAAGGTTATTGAAATGTCAGATCAAATCGCCGATGTTTTGGCAGAACGTGCCAAACCATTTGTTGGCACTAATGTACAGTTTTTTTATCATACTGGGCCGATCATAGACAAAGCCGTTTCGCTTGGCCTACCTGAAAAAACCGCCAGAGCGCAGCTCAGAAAATTCGCAGAAAATTATGCGGCAACAAGCCCACGCACAAAAACAGAAGATAATTTAAGAAGCGCAAGCATTGTTACAGCGAAACAAAAAGCTGGCCTCCAACTTTCCGACATTATTGGCCCCGGCGGTGACGGTATTAATGAAAAAGGTTACCCCATGATGATTGGCCCCGGCGGCATACATCAGCGTCTAGTAGATGACGCAGCAGCCGGTGGTTTTAATTTTAATACGAACCCGAAGCCAGCAACATTTGTTGAAAACGTGTCAGGTAACTTTGCCGGTGTAACAGCCGACACGCACGCCATCAGAGCTGTATTTAGTGCTATGAATGAAATAGAACCTGGCTCAGTGCCTATACAATTTATAGGCGGCAAAACCGCTGCAAAAACAAAAGAGCTTCGCGCTCAATATGAGGCAGACCCATCATCTTTAAATGTGGCAAATATGATTGACGATACACTTGCAAGCCAAAAAATTGATGGTGAAAGTGTACAAACTGAATATGCGATATTTAGCGACATTTATAAAAAGGTAGCAGAAAAGCTANGCGTTCAGCCAGCCGAAGCGCAATCGTTGTCATGGTTTGCTAACGGCGAAAAAACCGGGCTAGGGTCAGCTCCTAAAACAATCGTTGAGTTAATTGATGAGCGGGTTGACGTTACGGCTCAAGCGCTGAACCAGTCAAAAGATGATGTGTTCAAAAAGTTTATGCAGGGGTCAATTCCATTGCTATCTATAGGCGGCGTAACTTTGCTTGACACCGGGGCTGCACAAACAAATATGGAGGCGGCTGATGGTCAAGATACTTAAAGAAGGGTTTAAATCATTAGCAGAAGCCACTCGCAAAGCCGAGGATAGAGCGCACGGCATGAAGGTGCCGGACAATGACGTTACCAAAACGCAAAGCGGTGACCTTGTTATCAAGGCAATGCCAAACGAAGAACTCCAGCTCCTGAATGAATCACTGGCTAAAAACGCTGGCATCAGCAAAGGCTTAAACCTGGGCCGTATCGGTGACATATTTGAGCTAGAGGGCTTCAACGACATTGTGTTTAATGTTGCTGATGGTGA